CAGCCTGTACTCCTGCCGTACCCAACACCGCAGACAAAGCCCTTACGTTAGGAATTACTTGTGCTAACGCCTGATTGTTACCCTTAAACTTATCCACTAAGTCAATCAAAGCACCTGCAAGTCCCTTTTCGTCAACCGATTGATTCAAATCCTCAAAGGTCATACCAACCTCATCTAAAGCCTTTTCAACTTGTGGGGTTTTCTTAAGTAGAGAGTTCATCACGCCCCGCAGTCCTGTGATAGCCTCTTCAGAGCTTACACCTAAACGTGTAAAGGTCGCAACAGAAGCACCGACCTCTTCAAAAGAAATACCTAATTGTGAAGCAATACCAATAACCCGACCAAGAACAGGTGCAAGTTCTGACGCTTCAAGGTTACCCGCCCGAACCGTGCCAAGCAGAATTTCCGTAGCACGGGCAGCCGACATATTCTCTTCACCGTAAGCCTGTAATACAGCCGTAGTAGCACGGGCAATATCTTTAGTTTCTCCTAATCCAATAGCGGACGCTTGTGCTGCCGAATCAAGCACCTCTATGGCTGCTGCGCCTCTCAGTCCTGCCGATGTAACGACAAACAACGCATCCGCTAATTCTTTAGTTCCTTTTGCGGTCTTTCTACTTATATCCTCAACCTCTTTCTTAAACCCCTCAACAGCATCAGCCGATAAGCCAACCAAAGTTTCAATCTTCGTGAATGAAGTCTCGACCTCGGTAGCCATTTTAACACTCGCAGCACCGATAGCCAGAATTGGTAAAGTAATATTGCGTGACATGGACTTACCCACGCTCTGCATCTTACTACCAAATTTCTGAAGTCTACGTTCTGCACTCTTCAGTCCCTTATTGAACTGAGAAATGTCAGTCTTAAATAGTATGTTTAAACTCGCTAACGCCATTTTTTCACTAATGCTTCAGTTTCTTCCCTCGTTGGAAGTCTTGGTTTGCCCTTCTTTCTGCTTACCTTATTCGGGTTGATCTGCTTGCCTTTGGGTAGGTGAACGTTGACCATCATTATTGCCCTCTTCCACGCATCTTCCTGTAAAAATATCTGACGGTCGAATGTACCGCTTGCACAAAGAGAAAATTCCCTCGGTGTCATTCCCCAAAAATCATCAGGGCTTAACCCTATCTGACCTAAACCCGTCTTGATAATCGAGTCCCAGGTTACCCCTTCAGAGGGGCTTCCTGGTTTCCCGACTCTTCCTCACCGCCAAATTGTTCGGTAAAGATTGCCAGCAGTTCAAAGAACTTACCTTTTTCGTCTAACATAGCCTGTCCATCAAACATATCACAGAAGTCGTCAATAGTAATCTCCAACGGCTTATTTTCAGCCCTCAGTCCTTCCTTGATCCCTGCAAACATCAATTCAAGTAATACATCAAAAGACATATCACCCAAGTTACCCAACTTCGTAAGCGAAATGTTAAACTGCTTTGTAAACACCCGTAAGGTATTCAGCCCAAACTTAACAGGATATTCAACCCCGTTTAACTCTATTTTATCTATCACGATACTGTTGCTTCTGTCAATGCACCCGTTCCACTAAAAGTAAAACTCATAGATACGTTGTCCTCCGTTGGGGAGTCCTGATCTATGGATGTGACATAAGCCGACCCTGAGTAATAAGTATCACCCGTAGCCTCGGTAGAAAATTTCAGAGTTACTGCTGCTCTTGTATTAACAAGACTAAACAGATATGCAAATCCTTTGGTAGCATCAAAAGCCACAAGACCTTCACCGCTTACCTCCCATCCTCTCAATCCTTCCAACACATCAGTCCAACCGCCACTATCTTTAGTGGTGGCATCCCTCGCATCGTGCGTAATACTCAAACTATGTGAAGTAGAATGAGCAAGAACGTCTGATCCGATGTAGACCGCTAAGTCAGTTCCATTTATAATTCCAGTTGTTGCCATAATTTTATAATTTTATTCGTATGAAATAATCTTGTGAACGCATATATTTTTCCGCTTTATCATCGTACATATCACGCTCATCTTCAAATACAATCTTATCGACTGTTACACCCATAACCACGCCTCGGTATCTGTCAATAGTAGACCGTAATGAGTCTGCCAAACTAACACCTTCAGCATAGGTTGAAGTGATTATGTCTATCTGCCACCTGTCAACGTCCAATGTGCTTGCACCGCTTTTGGTGTCTGTTGGCTTGTCACTTATCTTCTTATAGATTCCATACGGCTCAGTCTCACCTTGATAAACCCTTTCAGGATATAAAGCGATAACGTCCGATGCTAAAGAATATAGAACTTTGCCTGTCATATTACACCTTTCTTTTCAAGCCTCTTAACCGTCAACTCTAATCTTCGTTTTGCGTTATCCATAAAACGCTTTGTGACTACATCTTCTGTCTGATCCCAAGCGGGTCGCATAAATGGTTGTGCCTTTTGATGAACCGTTCCAAACTCTACAAAACTACCATACCACCCGCTTCTGTTTGTTGGCTCATTCTTTACAACCTTAAACTTACCCTTTGCTCGTGGCCCAACAATCAAAGATGCTGTCCTTGCCCTTCTTAGTGAAACAGGGCCTAAACTTGCACTCAAAACACCTGTATCTAAAGGTGCTTTATTTTGTGCTGCCTTGACTAATGGTTTAGCTGAAAATCTTAACAGCCCCGTCATAAATTTAGAGTCAAACCCTTCAGGTATTTTGCCAAGCATCCTACCCAATTCTCTGGCGTTTGTCTTTAAATTAATGGTCTTAGCCATCAGTCTTTCCTTTCACACTTTAATACCAAATACTTTTCACGGCTTACCTGTTCAATACTACGAATGTCGTATATCTTGGAATCCCAACTTATACGCATCTTCTCCGTAATCGAACTGTCATATCTTACAAAGAACTTGACAACCCTTACGGCTGTCTTTTGTTCTGCCTCGAATTGCTCATCACCCCTGACAAAAGATAACATTGCCCATACCTTGCGATATGTAGCCCAACCGTCAACCTTCTCACCGTAATCATTCGTGGTGGTGGTCGATTGCTGTATTGTTATTCTTCTATCTAAATCTCCTATCTGCATTTTTTTAGGTTATTTTTTCACCTTGTCGGAAGTTAGTTTTTTACCCTTAGTCGTGATTTATCCGCCTTCTGTTAAGAGGTAGCGATCAGTAGACTTTATACATTTCAAAAAGAAATTCTGCACCCATCGGCAATTCATGGAAAAGGTCTTTGGTAATAGCCTGCCTGTTCTCGTAAAGATGTCCAATACAAAGCATAATACCATCACGGATAGGTTTCGGGACTAAAGTTCCATTAGCCCACCCCGTCACATATCGTATCACAATAGCATTAATCCTGTTCTGAACATCAGGCCAAGACGAGTCAGGGGCCAAGGCAATACGCCCTGGCTCACTAACAACGTCCACAATATAATCACTTGACGCAAAAGTCTGTAAATCTCCATCGGTGTCGTAGTATTTCACCGTCACAACATCAGAGCTTGGGCAGTTATACAACTCAATCACATCTGGAAACGAATCCAGATAAAGATCGTATGTGGCAACCAATAGTTGCCTACGTGTGTATTTTTCCGCCCAATTCTGTGCCGATCCGATTATCTGTGTTATCAGATCATCTTCGTCATCGTGATCAACCTTCAGATAGTCCTTAGCCTGATCTAACGAAATTACTTGTCCACCACCAGAGATATACTTTCTCATCTTTATCCGTGTAATAGATATTTAATTGGTTTCGTACCTGCATCAATAACATGAGAGTCGACCCTGCGGAATAATACTATTCCGATCTGGTCAGTATCAGCGTACAGTTGATCCACAACTTTCAGCCTATCACCATTGACAACTCTAATCACAAAGTTCTTAAAGTCACCAAACAGTATGGACTTCGCACCCGTTCCAATGTCCGCCACATCTTGGTTAATCGTATATGGGAAACCTAAGATAGTTGAAGGCGCACCTTGTGAGATGTTCGGCTGCCAAATTGGAAGGTTGCTGTCACCGTCCAGAATCTTCTTCAGATACTGTAAGGTACTGTCGTTAAACATAAAGCGAGCGTTAGCACGGTAAGCAGGGTCAACTGAATGTAACAGGTCAACCAAGTTGTCATAAGTCAAAGCGTCTGATCCGATAGTACCAGCAGAAGAAGCACCTGTAACAACACCAGCAGGTCTACTTGATCCTGATCCTGTGGTATATTCAGCGTTCAATCCTCGTCCCATTCTGATTCCGAAAAGATCAGCTAACAGGGTAGGCATATTGAAATAACTATCTGTTAAAATCTCGTCAGAAATTCTTACCATTCCAGAGGTGAACTTATAAGCCTTCAGCGTTGCAGCCTGAGCAAAAGTCACATCAGAGGCAAGAGTAGAAGCACTACCCGCTTCAGC